ATTGGTATAGACAAGAAAAGGGGATTGAATTGATAGACTACGATAGAAGTATGACTCCACAGGATTTCTTGGAAAATCCATTATTTGAAAAATATGCGGAGGACACAGGATTTAGAGAACTTGGTAATGAAGAGCCACCAGAAGTAGGAGATGTGTTATTAATGTCAATTATGCACCCAACTTTAAATCATGTAGCTATTTTTCTTGGCGATATGGTTTTACATCATTTAGCCGATAGACTATCTTGTAAAGAGCCATATTCAGAATGGCTACTAAAATGCACTGGAAAGAGGTATCGTTATGCTTCGGAAAGTTAAAATGTATGGAGAACTTGCAGATTTTGTAGGATATAAAGAGTTAGAAGCTGTTGTAAAAAATCCAGCAGAAGCAATAAGATTTCTTGTAACTAATTTTCCAAAATTAGAGGCATATATGGCAAGTAAATATTATCAGGTATTAGTAGGCAACCAAGATATAGCAAAAGAAGAATTACATAATCCTATAGGTCAAGATGATATACATATTGTTCCTGTTATAAGCGGTGCTGGAGGTGGTGGTGGCTTAAGAAATATTTTAATTGGAGCAGCATTAATAGGAGGTGCATTTTTATTTTCACCACTAACATTTGCTAATTTCAGTACAACTGCTATGGGATTTGGTTCTGCTGCTGGTATTGCTAAAGGTGTTGCAGTTATTGGTGGTGCGTTAGTTTTAAATGGTGTTTCTGAAATGCTTTTTCCGATGCCAAAGCCAGAAATGCCAGAAGATGACCCAAGAGTATCGTTTAGTTTTTCTGGGGTGCAAAATACTAGCAGAGCCGGAACTGCCCATCCGATTGTATATGGAGAAGTTGTAACAGGATCTGTCGTAATCTCGGCTGGTATTGATACTAATCAGGTAACAGCATGACAGATAAAATTATTAGAGGTTCTGGTGGGCCTCCTCCTACACCGCCTGCTCCTTATCGTGCGCCTGACACATTAAACAGTAGACAGTTTGCGACAATACAAGACCTTATATCAGAAGGCGAAATAGAAGGTTTTGCAACAGCATCAAAAGAGAATCGAACTAAAGGTACAACCGCATACAATAATGCAGCATTAAAAGATGTATTTTTAAATGAAACTCCTATATTAAAATCTACAGCTAATTCAGCTAGTCCAGCTGATGCAGATTTTAATTTTAAAGGGGTAGGTTTTACTCCTAGATTTGGCACAGCAAACCAAACATCTATTCCCGGTATAGTAAGTAGTGAATCAACAACAGCCGTTGGAGTGACAGTTTCTTCGTCATCTGCTGTTACTAGACAGATTACAAATACAAATGTTGACGCTATAAAAGTAACTATTACTTTTCCACAGTTACAAGAAGCTAAAGATAATGGTGATTTGGTTGGATCTTCTGTATCTCTGAAAATACAAGTTCAATATAATAGCGGTGGTTACTCAGATGTTATATCAGATACAATTACAGGTAGGACTGCTGATGCTTATCAAAAAGAATATAGAGTAAATGTTACAGGATCATTTCCTGTAGATATAAGAGTTGTAAGAGTTACAGCAGATAGCACATCCTCAAGCCTTATTGATGCTTTTACTTGGACAAGTTTTGGCGAAATTGTAGATGATGCACAGACATATCCAAATAGTGCATACACCAGTTTAAGGATAGATTCTGAGCAGTTTAGTTCTATACCAAAACGTGCTTTCCGTATTCGTGGAGTCAAGGTAAGAATACCGGGTGCTGGTGCTAGTGGCTCTGGCACACCTACTGTAGATAACGCAACAGGTAGAATAATATATCCAGCAAACTATATATTTAACGGAACAATGGGTGCAGCTGTATGGTGTAGCTGCCCTAGCATGGTGCTACTCGACCTTCTCACGACTGAAAGGTACGGATTTGGTACACATATCACAGATGCAAATCTTGATCTTTTTAGTTTTGTTGCAGCTAGTAAATATGCGAATGAATTAGTATCTGATGGTCAAGGAGGACAAGAAGCAAGATTTAGTTGCAATGTAAATATTCAGTCATCTAAAGAAGCCTTTGATTTGATAAAAGACTTGGCGACTGTTATGAGGTGTATTGCTATATGGTCTGCTGGTTCTATAACAATTACACAAGATAGGCCAACAGATTCAAGTTATTTGTTTAGCTTGGCAAATATAACTTCTGAAGGATTTAACTATACAGGTTCAAGTTTAAAACAAAGACATTCTGTTGTAAGCGTTAGTTATTTTAATATGGATAGTAGAGAGATGGATTTTGAAATTGTAGAAGATACATCGTTACAATCTAAGATTGGAATAGTTAAAAAAGATATTAAAGCATTTGCCTGCACAAGTCGTGGTCAAGCGCAGCGTTTAGGAAAGGCAATAATTTTTAGTGAAAATCAAGAATCTGAGGTGGTGAACTTTTCTACTTCTATGGATGCTGGAGCAATAGTCAGGCCGGGTTCTGTTATAACTATAAATGATCCTGTTCGTGGAGGTGCAAGACGATCAGGAAGAGTTGCTGCTGCAACAACAACTCAAATAACAGTAGATGATGAACAAGGCTTAGATACGTTTGGTGGTAGTAATCAAAAAATAAGTGTAATAATGCCTGATGGCTCTGTAGAAACAAAAACTATAACAGGTATATCAGGACTTGTGATAACTCTTAGTTCTGCATTATCAACCACACCAAATGTAAATACAATATGGTTATTAGAAAGTGATACTTTGCTTGGTCAAACTTTTAGAGTTGTATCAGTAGAAGAGCAAGATGGTATTAATTACTCAATATCAGCTTTAACCTATGTTGCTGGTAAATATGCAAATATTGAGCAAGGCATAAGTTTGCCAGCAAGAAATATATCATTATTAAATGAACCAAAAAATCCGCCAAGCAATTTATCAGCATTAGAACGTACAGTTGTTATAAACGCACTTGCGGTTACTAAACTTATTTTGACTTGGGTGGGTGTGACAGGTGTAAGTCAATATCTTGTTCAATATAGATTTAATAACACAAACTGGGTAAGTGAAATTGTATTTAGAACTGATTTTGAACTTTTGAATACAGAAGCAGGTGTGTATGAATTTAAAGTTTTTTCATATAATGCTGCGTTAGAACTTTCTGCTACATCTACAGATTTAAACTTTAACGCACAAGGTAAAACGACACCTCCAAGTAATGTTCAAAACTTATCAATGGAACCTATTACTAATCAATTAGTAAGATTAAGATGGAATAAATCTACTGATGCAGATGTTATACATGGTGGAAGAGTATATGTAAGGCATAGTAATTTAACTGATGGTAGTGGCACGTTTCAAAATTCAGTTGACCTTATAACTGCACTTGCTGGCAATACTACAGATGCAGTAGTTCCGTCTTTAGAAGGTGAATATATTTTAAAGTTCCAAGATGATGGTGGTCGTTTTAGTCAAGGAGAGACAAGTATTATTATGGATCTACCAGATCTTATTGATACACAAACTATATTAACTCAAAGAGAAGATTTACTAAGTACACCATTTAGCGGAACAAAAACAAATACAACATTTAGCAATACTGCAAGTGCTTTACAGCTTACAAATCCAGCTTCTAATAGTACAGGAGAATATGCGTTTGCTTCTATTGTAGATCTTGGTAATGTGTTTTCTTTAAATCTCAAAAGGACTCTTAGGGCAGTTGGATTTAATATAGGATCAGATATAGAAACACTAATACCAGCAGGGTCTTTCTGGGATGATTATGCAACTGATAATAATTTTGATGGTGCAGCAGCAGATGAGGCAAATACACAGATACAAGTAGCAACATCACAAACAGCATCAGGTAGTTTTGGATCTTTTAATAATTTTGCGAATGGAACATTTAAAGGTCGTAGATTTAAATTTAAGTTGATCCTAGAAACTACAAATACAGCACAGAATATGAACGTACAACAAGCTGGTTTTGTTGCACAGTTTCAGTCAAGAACAGAGCAAAGTTATCAGACAGGAGGAACTACATCTACCGCACCACAATCTTCTGGTACATCTTCTTCTGGTAAAACTGTTACTTTTGGTACTCCATTTTTTGTCGGCACTTCATCTTTAGGAGGAGCAAATGCGTTTTTACCTTCTATCGGTATAACAATCCAAAATGCACAATCAGGCGATTTCTTTACTGTAACTAATGTTTCTGGCACAGGATTTACTGTAACTATTAAAAATGGTTCTAGTTTTGTTGATAGAACTTTCACATTTTCTGCGGTAGGATATGGTAAAGGTGTTTAATATGGAGAAAACTATTTAGATGAGCCAAGTTGCGGATTATAATATAGCCAATGCCTCTGGAGCTTCAGTCCGTAGTGACATGAACGCTGTTTTTGATGCAATAAAAACTCTTAATAGTGGTGGAACTGACCCAGCAAATCCAGAGGCTTTTATGCCTTATGTTGATACGGCAGATAGTAATAATTTAAAAATAAGAAATTCAGCTAATAATGGATTTACAACTGTCGGCTCGATTGATTCTGCAAACTTAGGATTGCTACCAAGAGCAGGCGGTACAATGGAAGGTCAGCTATTAGGAGATGATGGATCTGCTGCCGGTAGTCCAGCATATGCGTTTGATAATGATCCAGATACAGGAATGTTTAGATCAGGTGCTAACACAATAGGATTTTCAACATCTGGTACTACAAGAGTTTCTATAAGCGATGCTGGTTTGGATGTTGTTAATGGATTGCCAATAAGATTACAGGATTCTAGTGGTTCACCTTTTGTTTCTTTAAAATCACCATCGTCATTGTCTGGCAATGTAGCTTTAACTCTTCCATCTTCTATAACAAATGGTGGTTTTTTGCAAACTGATGGATCTGGTAATTTATCGTTTCAAATTGTAGCTGGTGTTCCTACTGGTTCTGTATTTTGTATGGCTGTTATTTCTATACCTTCTGGATATTTAGAGTGTAATGGTGCAGCAGTTAGTAGAACAACTTACTCTGCCTTGTTTGCAGTTATTGGAACTGCTTATGGCAGCGGAAATGGTAGTTCAACATTCAATTTACCAGATTTAAGAGGAGAGTTTATTAGAGGTGTTGACAGAGGAAGAGGTGTAGATTCTGGAAGAAATATAGCAACATCACAAGGATCGCAAAACGCACAACACAATCACTCAGCTACCTCTACATCAAGTGTAACTGACCCCGGCCACAAACATACAATGAACTTTAATTTAGGAAATTTAATAAGTAGTGGTGGTGCTTTTGGTATGAAAGATAGTGGTACTGCTGATCGTATGAATACTGCAACAACAGGAATATCTGTTTCTACATCAACATCAATAGGGAATCAAGGTGGAAATGAATCAAGACCACGCAACATAGCTATGATGTACATTATTAAAGTTTAATTATGGCAATACAACCCGGCACATATAATATGACGATTCAACGAAGGTCGGATCATAATATACAGCTAGTATTTAAAGATAGCAATAATGATGCAATTAACTTAACAGGATATTCAGTTATTGCACAATGTTGGGATGAGGGAAGAAATATAAAATATGCTGATTTTACAATTACTTATACAAATAGGGCAAATGGAATAGTTAATATTTCTCTTACAGATACACAAACTGCGACTTTTGAAACAAGTACACTTTATTACGATGTTTTGCTTGTAAATACAAGTGGATTGCGAGAGTACTACCTAGAAGGTGTTATAACTATGTCAGAGGGTTATTCAGCATAATGTCTTCAGTTAATGTAACTACAACAAAAAATACTG